ATAATGCTAATCAGGAATTGGTTAGCGGAATTGTGGCTCTGTTGGGGGATCAAGAGAAAGCTTCTAAGGAAACAGGGGACGAAGCCCTTGCGACCATGAAGGCCGAACTTGACAAACTCCAAGGCAAATACGGCGAATTGATGACGGAAACGAAACAGCGAAAAGAGAAGATCAAGGCGTTGAATAAAAGCGAAGAAGATCAAAAGACCGAAGTTGAAAAGGCGGCGGCTTTACAAGCTGAAACGGTGCGAAAGCTGGCCGGTCTTGAACGTCGGACGCTGAACGGACACGCCCGGAACGTTGCGGTTTCCCATGCCGAATCCGTATCGAAACAACTTGACGCCCAAGGATTAGCCGTTGACATGAATAAGCTTAATGCTTATTTGTCCATGCACCCCCCCGCAAGTGGAAGGTGCAATCGATGACAACGGCAACCCGATCATCGACGCTGAAACGACCGAAATAGTTCGCCAATATGCTCAAAGGGCTATTGACCTTTTCACACACAAAAAAGAACCGCCGCAACAAGCCCCAGGTTTAGCGGGCGGCGAAGTCCCCGAAAGTCTTGTAAAACCGGGAGAAAAACCAATGGTAAACGCTTGGGATTCGACTACCGAACGGGATAAAGCTTTCGACAAGATTTTTGAGGATAACAAAGACCTGCTGGAATCGGTAGCAGGCGGCAGTTCTGAAACCTAAAAGGAATATAAATCATGGCTGGCGTTTTGTCAAGTTCAAACCAGGAAACCCTATCGGCTTTGTCCGTGCGGTTAACGCATGAATTTAAGCCTGGGTTTATGGAACAACTGAATGAGTTCTCCCCCATCTGGCAATCCTTTCGGAAAACCAGAGGGCGGGGGGATCAGTCCAGGTGGAAAACCCACGTCGGAAGAAATGACGGCGCGGGATTCACCACGGAAGCGGCGGCAATCGGTACGGCTGGTTCGCAGGAATATATCAATATGGCTCATACTTGGGCCATTGCGCAAGTTCCTGTCAGAATTACCGACTTCGCCCGTGCTATCAATATCGGCATCGGGCATTCAGGGATCGAGCTATGGCGGGATGAAATTCGTCGTTCCGCGAAGGACATGGCTCAATTGCTGGAAAAATCCCTTAACCTGGCCCAAACGGGTGACGAATCCCTTGGGCTTCCCGACTTCCTGAATGACGGGTCGGACGATGCAACGGCTATCGGTGGTCAAAACTATGCCGATTATCCGGTACTTCGTTCCTGTTACATTCCCGACACGAACTTTGCCACGAATGAGGCGCGTATGGACGCGCTTGAAAGTTGTATCGTTCATGGTACGGGCGTGGACATTGCGGGCGCGAAACGCATTTTCGCAAAGGAAGACCAGGGCGGCGGGCAGGTGGATTTCTGGATCACTACCCCGACCATTGAGGAAGCCCTGAAAAATACCCTGATTGCCAATAATCGGTGGATATTTACCGATACGCTTTCCGGTAACAAGGGTATGCCCGACCAAAGCCTGGGCGTGCGCCGGGTTCAGGGACAGCCGCGATTGACCCATAATGGCAAGCCTATTCTGGCGAGTCGTTTCAGTGATGCGAGCAAAATCTATGCGATTGACGCAAGCACTTGGGAAATCCAGATTTTGCCCCATCAGATGAACGCGCCAGGATTCACCCGGCTTGAAACGGATTTTGCCTTCATTGTGTTGGCGAAAACCGGATCGTTTATCAAAGCCTATTGGGAAATTTATCTCCAATTGGTCAATACCAGTCCTCACATGAACGGTGTTGTAGCCCCGTAATACGGGCTTTAATCAGTAACAAATAGGATGTTTCCCAGGGGTCGCGACCCCTGGGGGATGTTCTTTATTTCAAGGGGGACAAAATGAAGATTAGATATTTTACTGGAAATCGAGACAAAAATTGGCACAACCCTAAAAACTGGTCAACGCGATCAGGCGGTAAAGGCGGCGCAGGCGTTCCGGGAAAAGCTGATACAGCAATTTTTGACGATAATTCCCCGGCTTGTGTAATAGAAAAAGGCACAGTTGCACAGATAAAAAACTTTTATACTACTTCAAAAAATTGCAGGGTACGGGTTGCTGGGATACTTGATTTTTATGCTGAATTTCTTAATGCTTTGCTTCTTCATAGTCAAAAGGCTTAAATATGGCTACATTATTTGCATCCGGCGCACTTTGGAACACGGCTTCCAATTGGGGGACAACTACCGGTGCATCCGACGGAACTGTCCCGACGGCGTCCGACGATGTAAAGTTTGATGTAAACTCTATTTCAATGGCGATTGACGTAAACGCCGTCTGTTTGTCTTTGGATTCGACGGGATTCACGGCAACGCTTACACAGAATACGACCCGAACCTTGACCATAGGTGCGGGCGGACTAACCTGGGCCGCAGGAACATTCGCGGGCGGCGACGCTACGATTGACCTTAATGGGTCATTTGCTTTAAGCGGTGGGACTTTTACAAGTACCAGCGCGACGCTTTTTGTAGAAATAAATTTCACCGTATCGGGCGCGCCGACATTCACCCATAATAGCGGAACGGTTCGTCTTGGCGAAGACAATAATGTTACCATTACGACATTGGGCATTACGTTCAATGACCTGGAATTCTTTAAGGTAAGCGGTCCCAATTCGACCGTTACCCTTGCGGATAATTTTACTGTTTCGGGGAATTTGTTAGTAGACCAGACCGATGCGAGTGAGTTTCGAATTCTCCCGACCGGAACCCGGATAATAACTCTCAAAGGTGATTTTTTTGTCGATGCAATAGACAACGATTCTGTATTTGGTAGTAGTCTCCTAACCTTGTTGGTTGATGCCGCGTCAGGGGATCAAACTTTTACCCAAGCGGGAGGAATGTTCGGGGCATCCTTGGACATTAACAAGGCTTCAGATTCCTTGGTATTGGCTACGGACTTCGCATTTCAGGGCAACTTCACCCGAACGGCTGGCGGGCTTAATCAAGCCGGATTTACTGTTTCTTTGGGCGGGAATGGGGATGTCAGCATTACGGCGGGCGGCCTATCCTTTGTTAACCTGGAATTCAAAAAGACTTTCGGCAGTTCATCGACCGTCACCCTTATAGATAATTTCACTATCACGGGCAATCTTAATATCGACAATACCGACTTAAGCGATTTTGAGATTCTTCCATCCGGGACTCGGATAATCAGTTTAGAAGGAAATTACACTACTGCCGGAACAGACGATACGATATTCGGAAATGTTAACCTTACTCTCAAATTAACCGGAACGGCAGATCAAACATTTACCCGTACCGGGGCAACCTTCAACGCTGTTCTCGATATTGACAAAGCCTCCGGGGTTGCGAAGCTTGCTCTTGATCCCCCAACAGAGCCACAATTCCGCTAACCAATTCCTGATTAGCATTATCCCCCAAAAGAGTTTTTAGCTTATCCTCAATCGGGTTTTCCTTTGGTTTTGTTTCTTCAGCCATAATGTTAATTCCTTTGGGTCATTCCGACCCGTAAAGCCTGCGGGCATACCGCCCCGTGTTTGGTTATCGCCCAGGCATCGACCCGGGACGTTGACGAAAACTTTTATTTCCCCCTAAAATATTTATAGGTTATTTCAGTCCAAACTTCTTCCTTTTCCGCGTCATTTACTGCCGAACATTCCCAGCCTTCAGGCATCGGCCATCCTGGAATAGGGTGACTTTTATTATTTTTTTTAGGTTCAAGCTTCAAGCCCTTTTCAGTCTTGACCCAATCCATGTCGTCGTTTGCATTCCACCTTTGACCGACCAGGGCTTCGTCCATTTCCTTCAGGACTTCCCGGCGATTCGACATTGCTTGCAACCATTCCCCGGGTGGGCTTTCGCCAAGAACAACGATTTCGTCTTCACTAAGATCGTTACAACCTTTTATTGGGACTGACCCGAAAAGGCTTTTATCCGGTTCCTTTTCAACCGCCTTGATCCCGAATAGACCGGCAAAGAAACCAGCGATTCCAAGGCCCGCCGCTTGAATAAAATTACGTCTTTTCATTCCGTCCCCCTTTTGGTTAAATTGAGTTACGGCAAGCCAGGGTTGATACCTGGTCAGTCCCTTGCGAGATGTTCACTTGAACTACCGCAACATTTAATGTTCGGCTTCCCATTTATTTTTGAACGGATTCGGCATTTTGGCTATTTCTTCTTCGTTCATTACGCCGTTATCGGGTGCCTTCAAGGAAACATTGAACGCCTTCGGAAAAGCCGTTGAATCCGATTCTTTATAACTTTCTATGATTTTCTTTTCCATTTCGGGAGTCAATTTATAAAACATTTTACGCTTCTTCCTTTTCCTTCAACTGGTTTTTCCCGTTCATAATGTTGGTTATTTTGGCGTCTTCCTCTTCCTGATTCTTGACCTTTTCCTTTTCAAGTTCTGCAAGCTTCATATCGATTTCTTTGCCTGTCAAGAAAGGATTCAACCGGATCAAGGCGTCTTCCTGCGTGATATATCCGCTGTCCTGTGAAAGAATCGTATTCGAAAGCTTTGTAGTCTCGTCTATCGGCATTACCGCCCCTTGGGGTTCCTTGATATTGAATTTAACTTCAAGGTCCAGTTTCGCCCCTTCGCTTGTCTGGAAAGCGTTATGCGTAGCCATCATTTTACGGAAAAGTTTGCGTTCGACAAATTCGTCTTCGGTCCAAAGTTCATTAACCTTTTCAACAAGCGGCTGAAACGATATTTGCCTTGATACCCCGGACTCTACGTGTCCCTGTTGCGGGGAAATAGCGGCCAGCGGGATAGCCGACGTTTCGAACATGTAACGCGTCCATTTATCCAACACTTCCAGGGATTCGGAAATCTTGGGATTAGGCGTCTCAAAGGAAGCCGCGCCCCCGTCAGCCGCGACGTTCAAGAAAGCCCGCTCTGAAAGCCGCAACGTCGCCCTGCCTGTCTTGGGGTCGATTTCAAGCCCCCCTACTTCCCCCTGAATGACAAGCAAGGAAAAGCCTTGATACCGGATCATTTCGGCGATGTTGTTCGCAACGATGTTTACAGCGTGATTCAGTTCAGCCGCCGAACGGACAAGCGAATCCCCAAGGGGAAAGCCTGTCAAGCGCGTTCCCTGCCAAACGACGAAAGGCAGAAATCCAAGCTTGACCTGATTATTGGGCGGGTCAAGCCGTATATCAGCTTCCCAAATGCCTATATCATCCTGAGTATAAACTTCTGTCCGGGTTATATTCTGAAAAGCGTTCGATTCCCTGTCAAACCGTCTTTTCGGCTTCTCAATGATAACCGCTTCAATATCTTCGAATGTATCCCCAAGGATAGGGAACCAATGTTCAGGTAAAATCTTTTTAAGCCTGACTTGCCCCTTTTCCTCATCCCATAGAACCTGTAGAATCGAATGTCCGTCAATCGCCCGTTGTCTCGCTTGGCTTATCCGCACCGAATTGATATTCAGAATCTTCTTCCAAGCATCATACGCCTGTTGTTCCGGGCTATCATCTTTTTCAAGGAATTCAAAGATTAAGGGCCGTCCGTATTCGGATTCGACCAGCTTATTTACGACCTGTTGGGTGTAATTTACCGGGAACAGCCTTTGCCGTCTTTCATGCCACGAATCTTCCGTTTCCTGTTCATATTTGCGTATCCAGTCGGTTGCAGTCGGGCCGCCACGATACATATCCCGATAGAAAGCGAATGGCAATGGGCGGGCGCGTGGGTCGCCTAATATCCGGTCCCCTTTGTTCGGAATATCAAGAAAGGAAATCCCCGTCCCGATAACCCCGCCTATGGTCGTCTGGTTGAAGCTTTCGGGACTTTGGAACGCCCGCGCCTGTTGAATGAATTCGTTTTTGTTGGCGAATATTTCTTCAACCGTTAAATCGAAGTCTGACATAAGTTATCCTTTTTTTGCAATTTCAGCTTCCAGTTGTTTCACTCGCTTTGTGTGTTTTCCCCCGTTGTTACACAACTCGCAAAGCCATTCAAACGTCGGGTCAATCGGGCTATTATCTTCGTCTATCATTTTGATAACGCCTTCGATACCATGCTTTTCAAGGAAGTCGCAAAGGATTCCTTCAATTGTTTTGGTTGCCATTTTACCCCGCAAGCAATAACGGCCTGGTTGACCCCCAATAGGCCAACGCGCCACTATTTACGCAATCATCGTACAAGCCTTCTGGTGCCGAATACCTGATTTTCCCAGAAGGCATCATCTTGTATTCAAAAGATTCATGCTCTTGAACGTATACCGGGTCTTTCGGAATCCTCAAAGCTTTCTTGTCAAACCCGATAACGTAATTTTCGATAAGTTGAACCTTAGATTTCTCCGTGTATTGGTAGCCCTGGACTTTGCCCAACTGCCCGGCGTAATGTCGTTTCAAATCGTCAAGGATAGGATCGCCCACGCCCGTACTATCAAGCCATATCGGGGCGCGATATTCGTCCGACTTACTGATTATCTTCTGTTTCTGAAATCCCCAATCGATTTTATTGAACCGTTCATGGTTCACGATTTCTTTTGTACGCCGCTTCATAACCGAAAGGACGGTAAAGTCTTGTTTCTTCGCAAGGTCAACGCCCATGATATATATTTCGTTCGGGTTGTGGTCTTCTTTTGGTGCCGTCGCCGTTTCCTTGATATTATGGAATACGCCCGAATTGTCTTCCAGGAATTCGGCCATGATTTCCTGTTTATACATGTCGTCCGTCATATCCTCTTTAAGCTTTATGAATTCGTCAGCCGGGAGATAAGGGTTGTCCGTTGTGGGGTAGTGTAGGGCTTCATGGTCGGTATTCAATTCGGACCGGGCTTTAACATGCAATTGATAAAACCAGTTGCGTCCCCGTGGCGTCCCGATAACGACCGCCCATCCGCGTTTATCAATCAGGGTAGGTTTTAGGTTTCGGTCCCAAATGATTTTCGGGATTAACGGCCCTTCGTCAACTACCATTCCGTCAAGCCCTGTCCCCACAAGCGAATCAGGAGAGTCAGCCGATTTCCATTGAATCGTTGACCCCGTATCAAGCGTAATTTCCTTCAATTGAATATTGACTTTTGCAATGAAGCTTTTCGGCACCCATTCAAAGAATAAATCCCACGTTGCTTTCCCCTGCGGATACGTCGGAGCAACCCACCAATATTTTGTATTCGGCAACCACCGGCCATGACGGACGATTTCACGAATGCAAGCGATTGATTTACCCCACCGCCGCCCCATGCAACAGATACGGTATCTGACAGCTTCAGCACGATGGAACCGCTTTTGCCCATCATGAGGCTTATAATAAATTGAGTTTTTAACCGATTCGATTGCTTGAATCATTTCAACTATTCGACTTTATCGGTAAGTTCGGTTATTCTTTATCCCCATCAACTTTGCTTAATTGATCCCCTAAAGCATCAAGGGGCTTGCTGATTAGCCGTTCGTCGTCTGTTGCTTTGCCGTCGGCCAAAACATCTTCAACAGCCTTTAATGGCGCGTTCACGATTCTTACTGGCATAGCAATCAAATCCCCAAAGAATCCCATTTTGTTCCCTTTCTAAAAGGTTTAGCTTTCTTTTGTTTCAAGCCTATTATGCCCATTATTCCCGCCGCCAGGCTGAATCGCTGGAAGTTCGTTCCCCCATTCGTCCGTGCGCTTCGGTGCTTCGGCAATCGAATGTTCAATCGTTTGAACTTCTTTCCATCCGAATTGTGCTTTGAGTGCGAAGATTGTAGCCGCTACGTTTTTAACAGATTGAAATTTTAAGATGTTTACCCAGTCTTGTTCGGCTTGCGCCCTCGCCTTTTCAACCTTCTTCCTAAACCCGGCGTGTTCTGTCATCCATCGATAAAATGTTTCTCTTGATATTCCTGAAGCCCTGCAAGCGCAAGTTATCGAATTCCCATCTTCAAGAATTTTGATTAAACGATTTATCCTTGCCACGCAATACTTATATTTCTTAACCGTTTCAAGCATTGCTTCAGGCATAATCTTTTCCCCTGTCACATTTGTAATACGTCGTTTACACAATTATTTTACGTTCTTTTTTTGGAATTGTCAAGCTTTTTTTTGAAAAAAGGTAAAATAGTTGGTGTGCAATATATTGTATGGGGTGAAATCATAATGGACCGGGGGGGATTTGATTGCT